TATCAAGATTGGTACTTCATAGCCCTAGATAAAGCATCATGCGACATCGGTATCTACGATGTGAGTGAGGAGTTCTACAAGAGAGGTGAGGCGAAGTTCAACAGAGCCATCAAAGTATATAAGGACTTCTTCGTGAAGGGTGAGGACTTGGATAGCTATATTATTAGAGATACGCTATGAAAATTAATCAATTAGACTTCATAATATGATGGAAGGAGAATACTATTTACCTATTGAGTACATTGGTAAAGAACTTAGTAATGGAGGAGTAACTAAGCATACGCCAAGACAATGGACACAAGAAGAAATTGAATGGGCTTTAATGCTTAAAGATAAAGGAATAAGCAATAAAGATATAGCAAAGTATCTATACAGGGAATTAACGAGCGTATCCCTCAAAATTAAACGATTAGGAAAACGCAACGGCAAGACATACAACGAGCCACATAGAGAACAGAAGTATAAACTAAACAGACAATTTTTAGATTTAATTAAGCCTAATAGTGTATTAGATTTATTTAGTGGCGAAAAATCATACTACAAAGATAGAGTTCCTAAAGTTACTACGAATGATTTAGACGAACGCTTTGATACAGACTATACTGAGAAAGCGGAAAAATTAGTATGTAAATTATACTATGAAGGATATAAATATGACTTAATAGACATTGATCCTTTTGGTAGTGCTTACGATTGTTTTGATCTATGTATTAAGATGGCTAAGAATGGCTTAATAATTACATTAGGAGAAATAGGACATAAGCGTTGGAAAAGACTTGATTTCGTTAGAAGGCATTATAATATTGAATCATTAGATGACTTTACTACAGCCAACATAGTTAATGAGATTATAAAAATAGGAGAGAGAAATAAGAAAAGACTTATCCCTATCTATGTTGCTGATTGGAGAAACATATCAAGGGTTTATTTTAAGATTGATTCTATGAAAATCACTGAACAATGGAAAAAATAAATCAGTTAGACCTGTTCTCAGGTATCGGTGGCTTCCACTTAGGCTTTGAGAAGGCTGGGTATAAAGTCAAGAGCTACTTCTCGGAAGTAGACAAACACGCAATAGCAGTATATAAACACAAATTTAAAGATTCAGAATATGTCGGATCAGTTACAGATGTTCGGGGAGCAGACCTCCCAAGCATCGACCTTATCACCTTTGGAAGTCCTTGTCAAGATTTCAGCCTTGCTGGAAAGCGTAAAGGAATGGGAGGTGAGCGATCAAGCCTTATCCTTGAGGCAATTCGTCTCATTGGGGAATGCAGACCAAGAGTATTTATCTGGGAGAATGTTAAAGGAACTTTCAGCTCCAACTCTGGCGAAGATTTTGCGGCAATCCTCCAAGCGTTTGCCGACATTGGGGGTTATCGACTTGAATGGCAACTGCTTAATACATCGTGGTTTCTCCCCCAAAACAGAGAGCGGATATACCTTGTCGGATATTCTACAACCACCAAGCGAAATTGGAGAGGAGTATTTCCTATCTCAGAAGGCTCAAGAGAGAATACTGAGTTATCGAGATACAACCCAACAGCAAATACCCTCACCACAAGATACACAGGAAACGCCAACGGCTCGTTCATTGGTGAATGTGAACAGCCTACACAAGAAATAAAAATAGGCACTTGGAGGACTCATAAAGATGGTCAAGGCTTTAGAGAAGTTAAAGGAGGAGATTGTCCTACAATACCAGCAAGAGCAAGAGAAGATGGTAGTGGACAACCTGTACTACAAGTAAAGTCAGCGACTAAATCAGGATATGAGACAGCAGAAGAAGGCGATAGTATCAATCTCTCAAACCCTAACAGCGAGACTCGTAGAGGTAGAGTAGGTAAAGGTAAGGCTCAAACACTTGAAACGAGTTGCAATCAAGCGGTAGTTCAGCCTAATTACGAGATAGTAAAGCAAAAGGTTTGGGTGCGTAAGCACGAGGTAGATATAGTAGGTTTACAAACCTTACTACGCTCTCATAAGAGCAAAAGCAATAAAGAAATAGCAGAAGCCTTAAACCAACCTATAACGAAAGTGGAGCATTGGTTTAGAAAAGATAGAGCGGGTTTTAGTATTCCAGAGGCAGAGCTTTGGAACGACTTAAAGACATTGCTTGGGATTACTTCTAAAGAATACGATGCTCAAGTAACGGAGTTTGTAGAACAAGATGGTAAATACGACCAAGCAGAAAGAGTTTATAATACTGAAGGTTTAGCACCTACCTTAACCCTTGCTCAAGAGGTTAAAATTAAAGACACTCCTAACTACCGCATCCGTAGACTCACTCCAATAGAATGCGAAAGGCTACAAGGCTTTCCAGATAATCACACCGAGTACGGCAACTACGATGGGGAAGTTAAGAAGATGAGCAACACTCAACGCTATAAGCAATGCGGTAACGCAGTTACTACTGATGTGGTACAGGCGATAGCCGAAAAGATTAAGCCGTTGTTCAAATGAAGAAGCACACCAAGATCTATATGAGGTACTTTGACTATGTACTCGATGACTTCATCCCTTGTGAGGTTTGTGGAGCAAGAGCCGTAGACATACACCACATCGAGAACAGAGGATCAGGAGGTGCTAAAGACAAAGACAGAATAGAGAACCTAATGGCGGTATGTAGATCCTGTCATCTAGCGCATGGCGATGTACCAGAGAAGGTTCAATGGTTAAAGCAAATACACGAGAGAAGATTATGAAACAGATGGAGCAATTCCTACGCATAGCAAATGCGAGGTTGAGAAAGGTGTACCCCAACAAGCAACAGCGCAGAGCGTGGGCAGCGAAGATGTACGCTAGGTGGATGAGCCGAAAAGAGAACTAATGAGTACCAAAGTGGTACATAAAGTAAGGGTATAGCCTCACGGAAATTGAACTTTAGTCAAGTTATAACCTTACAACGCAGTATACAAAATAAGGGCAATATCGCATATTGCGATGTGCAATAATGTTTATTTAAACAGATTGAATGGTGCTTATTTGCACCAATAATGAGCGTTTAAGCATATAAATATAGGCTTATCCATCAAATTATAAGCGTAAGCATATAAAAACTAACATTTGCCAGTATCACAGATTATTGGCATTATTAACCTTTAAAACAAAATAAAAATGAAAACAATTAAATTAAACTTTGAAAAGTGGTCAAACGGAGCAAGCGGTGGTACACTTCGTAGAATCTATAACAGAGTATATATCAAAGGCTACATTTGGACTCCTATTGTAATCGTTACTTGGAAAAAACTTAACACCAAAGAGAGATGAAAAAACAAATTGGGGTAGTATGCTACCCAACTGAAGGAATTAGAACCATTGCTCGTTTTGACCGAGCAAGTGGAGAATGGATATGGGTAGAAACCTTTAACACCAAAGAGAGATGAACTGCAACTGCAACACGCCAAGCATTATAGACTTGTGCAATAGAGACAAAGAGCAATATGGTATTGAGAATGATTAAGTCGTACCTTCGCAAGAAGCGACACATAAAAGAAGTAGAGAAGTATCTAGAGATGCTTATGCTGGACAACATCAACCTATCCCTACACGCAAGTAGATTCGGTTGGAATGATGACATCCAGAACCAACTAACTAACTCCGCACTACTGATACGCAAGTATCAAAGAAGGATGCGACTAATAAGAATGTGATGGGTAGAGCAAGTGAGATCATGGCGTTAGCCAATATGACAAGCAAGGACAGAAAGAAGTATGCCTATGGCACTAATGCTGAGGTGTACTTCTCTCGTATTGAAATCACCACAGAACTACTTAAAAAGGTAAAGCCAAAGAAATGAAGTATATACCATACGAGGACAATCTTGAGAAGGAGTACTTCGCTAACCTCAAGGAACAGATAAGAGAAAAGAAAGAGAAAAGGTTGCGAAACATCAACAAGTGGAATCCATCAAGTAAGAAAAAGAAATGAGTAAGAGTCAACAGATCCTAGTCAATAGGAAGAACCTAGAGATGTTTATACACATCCTCACCCAAGTACACCTACGAGGTCAGCTATCAGCAGATGAACAAGCATTCCTCGCTAAATTTGTAGACCTACCTGATACACCTAGACAGCCCAACAGAGCGCAGCGTAGGTTGAATCAGAAGATGATTAACCAGATAATCAGAGAGGAGCGTAAACGCAACATACAAGAATAGGGTTTTATAGTTAGGAGGTTTACCGAATTTGACACATTAAAAATGGACAAGACTCAAGAACATAAGACAGCAATGCTGAAGGCATTAGAGGCGAATCTAGGTATCGTTACCAAGTCATGCGAAGCTGTGGGTATCTCAAGACAGACACACTACAACTGGATGAATGATGACAAGGACTATAAGAAGGCTGTCGATGAACTAGAGAATGTAGCACTTGACTACGCAGAGGGAAAGCTCCATAGTCAAATAGAGAAGGAGAACCCTACTGCTATCATCTTCTACCTAAAGACAAAGGGTAAGAAGCGAGGCTACATAGAACGCCAAGAGATATCACACGAGGGTATCCAGACATTCACCATTGAGGAATTAGATGGGGAAGATAGCGGTCAATAAGGTATTCACT